AAGTCAGCCTGTTAATGCATTTACATTCACCTTTTAAAAATTAGAAACTATGAATAAATATTTAGTTATTGGAAATTATTATTTAGGAGCTGATGTTATTCACGTAGGTTTAGCTGCTGGGAATTTAACTTTAAGTTACTTAGATAAACAAATAGTTTTAGATGGCTCTAGCGCATTTACTGCTGCTGATAAATCAACAATTGAAAGTTCTTTAGTAGATGTTTGGACACAAGCATATAGTAATGCAACTATTGATGTTACTTTAAGTCAGGCTATAACTGCTGTTACCATATAGTAGTAAAAAGACTATTTAACTGCAAGAGCACTTTATCAGTGCTCTTCTTTTTTTTGATTATCTTTGTAAAAAAGACTACTAGATGATAAATTCTGTAAGAAATACTGTTCTTTCTATACTGAATAAAAATAATTACGGATACATTTCGCCAGCTGATTTTAATCTTTTTGCAAAACAAGCACAGCTAGATATATTTGAAGATTATTTCTATCAATATAATAATCAGATAAACAAAGAAAACAATAGACTAAGCAGATTGTCTGGCACAGGATATGCAGACATAAAAAAAGGCTTAGAGGAGGTTATAGATAGTTTTTCAGTAACCTCATTTTTAAGTAGGGTAAATGCTAATGTGTATGCTTTACCTACTGATTACTACCTTATCAATAAAATATTTTACTATCCAACACAAATCACTTCAGGAGAAACCACCTCGACAACTACTGGTAAACTAAATGATTCAGCGGCTTCT